CTCACGAGCAATTTTAATGTCTTCTTTAAGTTGACCCATTTCAGCCTTAAGATGCGTAGATACAGTTGAAGCCATCTTCTTAGCAGATTCTTTTATGAACTTGCTCTTTAGATTATCAAGTTTTTCTCTTGCTTGCGAAACAAGTCTTACTTTAGTTTCCACTAAGTCTTTCTTGTCACTTGCAAATTCCTTGATTTCTTCAGCTAAAGCACCAACAACAAATTTTTCTAATTTTTCAAAACCGTCTTTTGATACTTTACGATCTGCTCTAAGTTCTTTTAACTCTTCTGAAAGTTGTTTTACTAAAAAGCCGTTAAACTTATCAGCATTTTCTTTCATTTTGTTATGAAACTTAACACGATCTTCAGCTAATGCTTTCTTCTCTTCTTGCAAAGATTGGATTTCACTAGCCAAGCCTTCTGTAACCATTTTATCTAGGGCCTCTACCATCACAGTTTTGTCATGCTCATAGCGTTGTGCAAACTCCTCACGAAGTTCAGCACGCACTGTCTCTTTGGCCTCTACCATTTTTGCTTCCCATTGTTCAGCAATAGCAGTACGAGTGTCCTCATTGACGAGATCGCTATCTAGTAGTGGTTTAATAGCATCTAACATGCGATTCTCCTAAATTTTTAGGTCTCTGATAAGACGAGAAACCTCGTCTTTCAGGTACTTTTGTATTTTGCCGTCCTTGCCAGATTCTCTAGCCATTTCTAAAATATGATGCCCATGTTTCATGTTCATCAGTCCTTCATAAATTGCTTTTGGATACGCATTAGGCGCACTGGGTTGGGCGACCACGTCTACAGTGACAATTTCAAAGTCACTGACACGTCCGTTATGTGGATCAACATTACCTGATCCACGACTCGAAACACCCAATCTCACGCCGGATTGCAACATAGTTTTAACTAGTTGCCCCATTGGAGTTGGGAGAATTTTTAGTTTTCCAAAACCATTTGGACCGTCCATCCACATACTTTCAATCATATGACATACACGGTCTAAATTAATTTTAAGGTCATCTGGATGATCTACTTCGCCAAGAACACTGTTACCTTCTTTGATTTGCTCGTTAAGAGTATCAACTGCTTGCTTTATTTCACTTACAGGATAAACACGCTCATTGGCATTTTTTACGTCACCTTGTATGCAGATGCCTTCCATATAGAGATCCTTACCGTCTTTGCCTTCAACAAGTTGAATTTTTGCTGCTTCGAAAGTAAGGTTTTCTCTAAGATATAGCTGTCCCATATACTCGGTTCCTAAGCTAGATTAGTCTATAACACTTTTGGTGTTAACACCAGAAGCTTGTGCTAGTTCAGGCTTTGGAGCTGGCTTTACATCTGGCTTTGTGGTTCCGTCCATGTCACCATATTTTGGTGTTGCACGTCCTTGTGCGCCTTTGTTGCCTGCATCAATGTTTACTGGTTTTGCATCCATTCCTTTTTGACCTGAGTTGGCTGCTACTGGACTTTTACTAGCTGGTGATGTTGTAACTGGCTTAGGAGCTGCAACTAATTCTACACCTTCTTCTAAACCTTCTACTTCAACATTAACATCGATTGGCTCGTCCATTTCGTCTTCCATGTCATCAATCTCGTCCTGCTCCATGTCAGTATCGCTATCAATGTCTGAAATCTCGTCTTGCTCGCCTTCAATGTCGTCTGTGTTATCGTCAACCTGTGCCATTAGCTCTTCGAATTCACCCATTAGTTCGTCTAATTTGTCTTCGATGTCTACTACACGGTCTTCTAATTCTTCTTCGCCGTCATCGTCATCAACGTCTACGTCGATCATTTCGATTTCTTCTTCCTCATCTTCCATTCTGACGCCTTCTTCTTCGGCCTCAACTTCGTCAATGAGATCGTCAACCTGTGATCCACCTAAATCTGTTTCATCAATCTTTTGATCGTTGTCATGTTCTGCGTCACGCTTGCCACGCTTTCCCATTTCGTCGTCTCTACGATCTTTCATTGATTGTTTTTTGCCTGATTCAGCACCGTCTTTAGCACCTAAATGCTCATCTTCGCGGTCCTTGTAACCTTGCTTTTCTGTAATTTCTTCTTCTGACATAATGTCTTCGTATATGTCTTTTGACTTTTCCACAACAATTTCATGGAAAAGAGCTTTTGCATTTTTTTCATCATCGTTGATGACGAATTCAATTAGTTGCTCAAATTTGTTCATTAAAATAATCCTTCTAAG